AAAATATGATATAATAAAAGAAAAAGGAGGAACAAATCATGTCAGACTATATGGAAGAAATTAAAATCAACAAACATCGTCTTGAAGAAGAAATCATCAATCAACCGGGACTTTACATTAAGTGGGCAGAAAAGTCAGCAAGAGCAATGGTAAATCGTATCGAGCTCGATAAGAAAAAGAAATTGGTTCGTGCCGAGCTTGATCGAAAGTACAGATTAAAAATTGAACAGGCAGGAGAGAAAGTCACAGAAAATAGACTTGATGCCTATATTCGTATGGATGAAGAATATAAGGCGGTCAATGAAAAGCTTCTCGAAGCAATAGAAGAAGAAGCAATCATGGTCGATGTTAAGTGGGCTTTCCAGCAACGCAAAACTTCTCTTGAATTATTACAGGAAGGGATCATCAATGGTATTTATGCTGACCCCACTGTCAATACAAAAAAGGCACTCTCAGAAAAAATGAATAAGAAGAGAGGATAAAATGGATATTTTTCTGTTGATTATATACCTAATCAATGGATGTATTGCGTTGGTTATATTGTATCTCGTATTGAGGCTTTTTGCATTTAGTCTGTTTAAAAGTTACTTCCAAGCGAAGAGCGAATTTTTAACCATGTTGAAAAAGAAAAAGGAGGATTTTAAGAATGAGCAGTAAAAATATGAGGGAGCAGTTGGCGAAGCGCCTCAAAGAGAATCAGGAGCGTAACGAGTCATTTGGTGGAGGGCTTCTCTTTAAAGACGAAGAGGCGAAAAAGAGAATTTGGAAATGTGGAGAAGGAAAACATATCATTGACATTTTGCCGTACGAGGCGGGCAAGTTTGATCCTTCAGCTTCAAAGGGAGAGGTTCAGTATGTTTATGAATATTATTTTCATGCCAATCTTGGAATTGAAGGTAAAAACCAAGTCATGTGTTTAAACAAAACTTATGGCAAGCCTTGTCCTATCTGTGAAGATATTGCAAGACTGAAAAGAAATGGCGAAGACGAAGAGGTTATCAAATCGTTGATGCCCAAGCGTAATCCGAAATCCGTTTATAACATTATCTGTTATGACAAGGGTGAAGAAAAGAAAGGCGTTCAGCTCTTCGTTGTTTCTCATTGGTTTATGGGAAAACATCTTCTTGAACTTGCAACAGTTCCCATTCGGGAAGGTATGGATGAAAAGATTGATCCCATTATTCCTTTCATGGATCCCGACGAAGGCAAATCAGTTTATTTCCGACGTGAAGGAACCGGCCCGAACGATACAAAATATTATGGTCATCAGTTGCTTGACCGCCCAAAGGGTTTTAAGATCAGTAAAGATGTTCTTGATGATTGTTTCTGTCTTGACGAAATAATCAAAATTCCCACCTATGATGAAGTACTGGATATTTATAAATCCGGAAAAGCCACTGACGACGATGATGCTGATCGTCCTTCTCGCAGAGCAAGAGCTACCGATGATGACGATGAGAAACCTTCTCGGTCCAGAAGAAGAGATGAAGACGATGATGAAAGACCCGCCAGAAAATCAAAACAAGATGATGATGTTCAGGCGGATCAGTGTGAGTTTGGTCACAAATTCGGGAAAGACGCAAACAAATATCCCGATGATTGCGAACAGTGTGATCAGTGGCGTGATTGCGTAAAGAAAACGCGTGAAGCAAAGTTGAAAGAAAAAGAAGAATCGGACGAAAAGCCGGCTCGAAGACAGAGAGATGAAGATGAGGAAAAACCTTCCAGATCATCTCGTCGTGAAAAAGATGAAGATGAAGATGAAAAGCCTACTCGTTCACGACGCTCCAGAGAAGATGAGGATGAGGATGAACGCCCTTCAAGACGCCGTGCAATAGAAGATGAGGATGAAAAACCCTCAAAGCGGGAACATGAAGAAGACGAAGATGAAAAGCCTTCAAGACGACGTGCGCGCAGATAGCCCTTTCTTCCTTCTTGGTGGCTAGGCAAATGTAATTAGTTTCCAAAATAGTCTACCACCAAGAAGGTCTTTCATGGAGACAAAAATGAAAAAAGAAATTGAACAAATTAAAAGTGACATCAAAAACTTTACCCCCGCATCAAAAGAAAGAACGGAATTTATCAGTTCTGGCTCTACCCTTTTGAATCTTGCATTGTCGCAAAAGGGTATTCATGGTGGGTTTGCACGAAACAGAATCATCAATATCGTTGGTGATGGTAGTTCTGGTAAAACATTACTTGCTCTTGAAACAGCACACTGGGTGTTCAGAAATATAAAAAAGATCAAATCAAAACTTTTTCCATCGGTAAAAGAAGTCAAGATTGCATACATCAACCGTGAACGGGTTATGGATTTTCCCATTGAAAAAATGTATGGACAAGACTTTGTCAATGCAGTTGAGTGGCGGTATGATATTGCAACCGTTGAAGAATTTGGAAGATATTTTGGAAGACTTGCTCTTGAACATAAAGAAAATGAATGTTTAATTGTCATTCTTGACTCTTGGGATTCTTTAAATTCAGAAGCGGGTCAAGAGCGATTTAAACAAGCTGCATTAAAAGACGAAAGCCCCGATGGTAGTTACAAGACAGAAAAAGCCGCTTACGCCAGCAAAGAATTTTTTAATAATGCTTGTGATCTAATGACAGGAAAAGACATCACTCTTTTTATTATCTCGCAAACAAGAACAAAAATAGGCATTACATTTGGAGAAAAGCATTACCGTTCTGGTGGCGATGCTTTAAATTTTTACACCCATCAAGTTCCATGGCTTGCTGAAATTGAGAAGCTTAAAAAGACCTTCAAGGGAGAAACCAGAGTTTATGGCGTAAGGATGCTTGCAAAGATCAAACGAAATAAAGTTGCAAAACCATTTAGGCAAGCTGAATCTATTATTTTATTCGACTATGGGATAGATAATATCAGCAGTATGATCAATTATCTTTGGGGGCCAAGAGCAAGCAAGATTGAGTTTGATGGTTATATCTTTAAGAATCGTGAAGAGTTTATTGGATATATCGAAGAAAATGATCTTGAAGATGAGCTGTCAAAAATGTGTGAAGATCAATGGGCTGAAATTGAAGAAGCAATGGTTCCGGAACGCAAGAGGAAATTTTAATGAGACTGGTAATAGACTGTAATGGTCTTGCTTATAAAAGCGTTTATGCAATGTCCGAACTATCATTCAAGAAAAATCCAACAGGGGTCATTTATGGATTTCTTGAACAGATATATCTCTTGGCAGAAAAGTTCAATACCAATCAATTTGTATTTTGTTGGGACTCAAGAAGATCATACCGAAAGCTTGATTGCAAAACTTATAAAAATCGTAAAATTGATGAAGACAAAACAGACATTATTAAAAAAGCCCATGAGCAGTTTTTTGAAATGAGAAAGAATGTATTGCCGCAAATGGGGTTTAGAAATGTCTATCATCAAACAGGATATGAAGCAGATGATTTGATTGCATGGTGCGTTGCTCGTTTCCCAGATGAATACATAATTGTTTCAAAAGATAATGATTTGTTACAATTGTTATCAGCAAACAAGTATGCACCAATCTCCATTTATAACTTTTCAAATATTGTTACCGCAAACGATTTTACAAAAAAGTATGGTTTAGAACCTTATCAGTGGGCTACGGTAAAAAGCCTTGCGGGTTGTACATCTGATACGGTTCAGGGCATTCCGGGAATTGGAACAGAAACCGCCGTAAAATATTTGAACAATGTATTGAAAGACGGGAAAGCAAAGCAGAAAATTGAAAGCGAAGAAGGCAAAAGGATAATGAAAGAAACATTTAATCTTGTTGCGTTGCCTTATGCTGGAGATGAACAAATCAATATCAAAGATCCTGTCAATGATGAATTTTATTCATTAGATTTCATGGATGTATTTAAAGAGTATGGGTTTAATTCATTTCTCATTGACGAGAAATTTGATAAATGGAGGAAAGTATTTCAACTGAACAAGGGAAGAAAATGAACGAAGGAATAAAATATGACAAGGATAAACAAGGTTGGTATCCCATGCCTCTTGTTATCTTAAAGCCTCTTGCAGATGTTTTCTTGGCAGGAGAAAAAAAATATGAAACTTTTAATTGTCTTAAACCATTTGAAGATAGCGACAGAAGATTTTGGGATGCCATGATGAGACATGCCGAGGCTTGCCAAATTGATCCATTAGCGATTGATGAAGAAACGGGATGTTATCATGGCGCACAAATAGCTTTCAATATGTTATTAAGAATTTTCAATGCTAGGAGGAAATGAGATTATGGTATATGTTGGAATTGATCCGGGGCAACAAGGCGCGATTACATTGATATGTGATAAGACAACAACACCAGTTGTTATTTATGATATGCCTTTGTTGCCGCAAAAGGGAATTGATGGAAAAGAATTACACAACCTATTTTTTTCCATCAAAAGAGATTATAAATCCATATTCTGTATTCTTGAAAAGGCACAAGCAATGCCTGGACA